ATCCATCGCTATACCTGAAAACCGCGGCTTTCCGCGGGTCTGATGGTGGGCGGTAACGGGCTCGAACCGCTGACCCTCTCGGTGTAAACGAGATGCTCTACCAACTGAGCTAACCGCCCGATGCTCGGGAAACCGCGCCTTTAAGCCGTTTTTCGCTCTGGTCAACATACCACTTCGCGGAACAGAGCGGCATCAAGCGGCATCAAGCGGCATAGAGAGTCCCGAAATAGTCCCGAAGCGGTCTGCCCGATAGTCCCGCCATGCCGTCGATCGGCCTGAAATCTCAATTCTATCAGCCTTGAAGGGCGCGCAACATCCTAGGGTAATGGGTATGCGTGGGAAGTTCCTTATATTTCTCACATTGGCTGTTTTCTGCGGGTTTCCGGCCTAATATTTTTCTTACATGGACCTTACGAGATTAGGTTCCATCACTCTTATATTTAAGATCATAAAACTCATTTATATTCAATGACATAAGATTCATGGCTGGAAAATGTAAGGCGATGTGAGACTGTAAGTCTCATATTTTTATCACGTTATATCACATATTTAAGTGAGCATTTGGCGGGATGTAAGGAATATAAGACTTTTCCCACGCACCCCCTGCCCCGTGGGCTTGAAATCGATGGAAACCCGTCATTCCTGACCACTCTACGCATGCGTCATTGGGACTTCCGCAACGTGTGCCGACCAACCTTAGAATTGCGCCCGTTCCGAACCGCATCGTCGGGTGCTTAACTGCATAAAAAATAGGCAGATAACGCGAAAGCGAGGCGTGGGGGCGAGCGCGGCGCGGGGGTCAGGCTTCCGGTGTCGCGGTGTTCAGGGTCGGGGGCTGATTGATGAATGCAAAAAAGGGGCCGGCGGTTGCCCGCCAGCCCCTTGCTGTCTGCCCTCGCGGGTCAGTTTGTGATGATCAGTTCGCGCGCCTTGAAGGCATTGGCCTCAGCATTGCCGCCGATGGTGTAGCGCACGTCTTCCTCGCGGAAGTCGAATCTTGCGAAAATCCGCCGCACTTCGGGGTGATCGTTGATCGACAGGACGAAGCGCCCATGGATCCCGCGCAGCTGCTCGGCCATTGGCTCGAACTGCCCGCGATCGAACAGCGCCTTGCCATAGTCCCCCTCGCTGCCGAAGTACGGCGGGTCAAGGTAGAACAGGGTCTGCGGCGTGTCATAGCGCGCGATGAATCGGCCCCAGTCCATCCGCTCAATCACCACCCCTGCAAGCCGCTCGTGCACGGCCTCGAGCATGGGCCCCAGTTTTGTTACGTCGAAGCGCGCCGGATTACCGGCCGACACTCCGAAGTTCCGGCCGGCCACCTTGCCCCCAAAGGCCAGCCTCTGGACATAGAGGAAGCGCGCGGCGCGCTGCAGGTCGGTTAGCGACGCGGGATCCATGGAGAGCAGCTTCTCGAAATTGGCCCGGCTGGTGATCTGGAAGCGCAGCATGTCAAGGAAGGCGACGTAGTGGTGCTGCAGCACGCGAAAAAAAGTGCTGACGTCCTCCGACCAATCGTTGATCACTTCCACCGGCGGTCGCAGGTTGCGGCGGAAGAACACGCCGCCCATGCCCACGAAGACTTCGGCATAGGTGCGGTGCGGGATCCCGCCGATCAACGGTACACAAGTCGGCCTGCCAGGTTCTTCTTGCCGCCGATGTAGGGCGCTGGCGGACGCACCGGGTTCACTGCCTCAAGTCGCACCGCTTCCGGTGCATCGGGATTCGACTCCATCGCTCTTGTTCCATATTGGCCGCGATGCCGTGCACGGCAGGCGGGATGGCCCCATGGCGGGACCGGTTGGGACATGGCGACTTCGCTTCGCCGGACTTGGGCGCTTCAACGCCCGGTCCCCCGCCTTTCTCGGGCGAGGCAAATATCAGCGGCCGGACTGGGCCCCGGCCGGCATCAGCGGCACATAATCCTTGTAAGTAACCACCTGCAGGCCGGTGATCTCGTTGATGCGCAGCATCGCCGCCTTGATCGGCTCGATTTCGTTGACGAAAAACACGTCGTTCTGGCTGCGCGGGTCGCCAAATCCGCCGTTGTTCTTGGGAATGATGCCGATCATTTGCGGCGGCACCCGGTGCACGGCGAGAATATCGTCGCGGGTGATATCCTTGATCCCGATGAACTCGTCTTTAGCCGCCACCTCTGCGATCGGCATGATCTGAACCCCGTCCTTTTTGCCGTTGGGGGCATGGATGAACAGGTTTTTGAAATTGCCGACGCCTTTGGCCTGGCCCAGCGCCTGCCGTATCGCGTCGGCGTCCTTGTCGCTCATCGTCGGTTCGTTGAGGTAGAACACGAATCCGGCATGCGCGCCGTTGAGATAATAACGGCGGCGAAACAGCGTCGCATTCTCGTTGAGCAAGCCGCTCTGCAGCGCCGAAAGCCACTCCGGCAGCCCATAAACTTCCTGTTCGACGTCGGGCTCCAGCACATGGACCACGCGGCCCGGCGCGAACTCGTGCGCGCCAAAGGGATTGCTGCCCATACCGAAGACGCTGGGCTTGACCCAGAAATAGCGACCGGGCTCCACCCCGACCCGCATATGCAGCGCCGGCGCGTGGCGATAGGACAGCACCCGCCCGGCCAGATTAGGCACTTCCTCAAGGTAGAGGTTGCCCATTTGCAGGAAATCGAGCGCTGCGCGCTCGTGGGTGGCCGCATCCATCCAGCGGCTCGGGACGAAATGGCGCTTGAGCAGGTTGATCTTAAGCTTGATCGCGCTCTGGTGGTGCGGCGACATGCGATAGCTTTTGGCGAGGCCCGCCATCGGCACCGGCGGCTCATACCAGTCACCATTGCGATAGATGCCCTCGAAGAAATCCCACAACCCGCTTGCCAGGATGCTTTCGGCATCGCCGAAACTGAAAGCCTCTATCGCCCCGCCAGTACTATTTGGGCCAGCCCCGGCAAGGCGTTGGGTCGAATCGCTCATTGGAAGAACTCCACGCTGGATTGCTTTTGGCTCACGTCGCTCGCGTCCATCGGCTCGTTGATCAGGCTGCCCAGCACCGCCCAGGCGATGTTGGCATGGCCGTGCACCTGGCTCCGGCCCGAAACATAGGTCACCTGCTTGCCACTGGCGGAAAGCGCCGGGTGGATTGCCATGAAGGCGCTGGTGACGTCATGCCACCCGGCGTCGTATTCGAAGCGCTTGTTGCGGAAGACGTTCTGCGCCTTCATCACCATTGCCGCCTTCAGGCCCAGCGAATAGTCGATCCGGCGCACCGCGGGGAACCACTTGGCAACAAGCTCGGCAACGGCCGCGCCGGCGCCCGAGGTGTCGATCGCCACGTCTTCGAGCTGATACTTGCGCGACAGGCGGCGGAGCTCGCGGTTCTGCCCTTCGAAATCGAGGCCCTTCAGCGCCAGCTTCTCCAGCAGCCGGAACTTGCCGCCGGGCTTTGCCGGCGGGGCGATGATCGAGACCGCCGCACCGTCGCGACCGCCCTTGTCGGGATCAAGGCTCAGCCACACCCCGCGCTGGCCGAACGGGCGCGGCTCTGCCGATCTGTAGTCAGGCCAAGCGTAGAAGCTATCGACCAGGCAAGGATTGAGCAGCGAAAACGGGAAGCTGCTCTCGGTATCGTCGATAAATTCGCACTCGTAGAGGTTGCGGAATTCTTCCTCGCTGGTCTCGTTGCGCAGTTCGTTGACGTCGAACAGGCCGCCCATCCCTCCTTGTACGGCCTGCTGCAGGGTCAAAATCTGCGACCAGCTGCCATCGGGCATAATCGCGCCCTGCGCCAGCGCCGCCTTGGAGACATCGAAGTCGCGCTTCTCGGTCGGCTTGCGGCCAGCGTTCCATTCGTCTCCCGACCAGAAGGGATAGGCCTCGTGTGTGACGGTGCTTGGCGTCGAGAAATAGGTACGCTTGTAGATCTTGTGCGTCGCCATCGCACTGGCGACGCGCTTGAGCTCGGCGAAGCCTGGCACCCAGAAGAATTCGTCGAAGTAGAAATCGCCGTGCTCGCCCTGAGCGGTGGCCTTGCTGGTCGACAGGAAATGGAATTCCACCGGCTCGCGGCCCCGGCCTTCGTCATCGGCGCCCATGTCGATAATCATCGGCGCGTCCTGTAGCCCGCCTTTCAGTTCCACTTTGGCGATCTTGCGCACCCAGGCGACGATGTAGCGCCGAAAAATCAGCGCCTGGCGCTTGCTGGCGGAGAGGAAAATCTGGTTGCGCGGCTCCCCGGCGACACTGCTCTCGCGCGCCTTCATCAAGGCTTCGCGGGCAAAATACCATGTCGCGCCGGTCTGGCGGCTCTTCAGCAGTTTGCGGGTGCGCTCATCGCGGACCTGCCACCATCGCTCTTGGTGGGCGAAATTGTTGGCATGAAAATCCTCCTCGAGCGCGTCCCACTGTTCGTCGGTCAGGAAATTGGCGCCCTTCGCCTTCTTCGTCGCCGCCCGCTTCTCGTTAGCCTCGGGGCTGTGGCGGGCCTCGATATTCGGATTGAGATCGCTTTCCCTCCCGCTGTCGGCATACTTCGCGCAGCGGGCCATCCGTTCGATCTGGCGGCCCAGCAGGTCGATTTCCTTGAAATCGTGCCCGGTCTTGTTTTCCTTGGCGATCAGCATGGCATAGCGCGCATCGATCGCGTCGGCGGCCTTGACGTGGCTGGCAGCCTTGTCCCAACCAAGGCGGTTCTTCCAGCTGCAGACGGTCGAGTATTTCAACCCCAGTTCGTCACTGATCTGCTGGATCGACCATCCGCGCCAGTAGAGCGAACGCGCGGCAGTGCGCGCCTCGAAAGGGATGGGCGGCGTAGGTGCTGCGGAATTGACCTGTGGCGGGTCTTTCATCGCCCCCAAGTGCCACCGGAAACCGACCGCGCGAGGCCGCCACTGGCGTTACTGCAGCGCTAACGCCGCGCGCGCCTTGTCAAAGGGGCATGATTTGGAGCGTTTCGGGCCATCGCAACCTAACCGCGCGCTCCGGAGACCCCGATGAAAACCAAGCCTTTCCTGCTCGCCACCGCCGGATCGACTGTCGATGGCCGCACCATCGACGACAAGATGATCGAGGAAATGGCCTCCAGCTACGATCCCGCCACTTACGGTGCGCGGCTGAATATCGAACACATCCGGGGAATCACCGGCGACAAGCCTTTCCGCGCTTACGGCGATGTCCTGGCGCTCTCGGTCGGCGAGACCGAGGTGAACTTCAACGGCAAGACTGAGAAGCGCAAGGCGCTGTTCGGCACTTTCGATGTCAACGACGACGCGAAAAAGCTGAACGACGCCGGCCAGAAGGTCTATCCCTCGGTCGAGATCGAACCGAACTTCGCCGGCAAGGGCTTCGCCTACCTGATGGGCTGCGCCCTGACTGACAGCCCGGCCTCGATCGCGACCGAGCGGTTGAAGTTCAATCGCTCGCTACCCGGTACCATCGGCCTCACCGGCGATGCCGCGGCGACGCTGGAATTCGAGGAAGCGGCTCCTGCCGCCGATGCAGCGGTCGAAGAAATCAAGGGCTTCTTCTCCAAGCTGGCTGACAAGTTCGGCCTGAACACGGCAACCACTGCCGCCCCCGCTGCCCAGGCCGTCCCGGCAGGAGCCGCGCCCGCCGCAACCCAGTTCGACCCGGCCAGCTTTGCCGCCGAACTTGGCACGGTAATCGAAGGCGCGCTCGGCAAGCAGCAGGCTGTCTTTGCTGGCCAGATCGGCGAGCTCGCCACGAAGTTCGCCGCGCTCGAAACCAAACTCGAATCCACCACCGCCTCCGGCCACACCGCCCGACCGCTCTCCACCGGCCCCGGCGGCGAGTACGCCCGCACCGACTGCTGAATTCTTCCCCACCCAGGGAAACCCCAAATCCGCGCGCCCGATCAAGGAACCTCTCCGATGCGTAACGAAACCCGCCTTCTCTTCAACGCCTACGTCAGCCATATCGCGTTGCTCAACGGCGTTCCCAACGCCCTGACCAAGTTCGCCGTGGCCCCGGTCGTCGAGCAAACGCTCGAAGGCCGGCTGCGCGAATCGAGCGAATTCCTGAAGGCCATCAACGTCACACCTGTGATCGATCAGTCGGGTCAAACACTCGGCCTTGGCACCACGCGGAGCCTTGCCGGACGCACTGACACTTCGGGCGCCGGCCGCCGCGATCCGACCGATCCGACTGACAGCGCGGAGACCAACACCTATCACTGCCGCCAGACCAATTTCGACTGGTCGCAGCGCTATGCCCTGATGGATGCGTGGCGTCACCGCCCCGAATTTCAGACGCTGATGCGCGATGCCATTCTGCGCCAGCAGGCCCGCGACCGGATCATGATCGGCTGGAACGGCACCTCGGCTGCGGCCACTACAGATCGCACGGCTAATCCGTTGCTTCAGGACGTCAACATCGGCTGGCTGGAGAACATTCGCACCCGCGCGCCGGCGCAAGTGTTCAACGACGGCAACCTGACGGTGAAGACCAACGGCACCAACAACGCCGCGCTCAAGGCGATCTACGTCAAGCCCGGCGTCGAACTGTTCGATGCCAACGCCGCCTACAACGCCGATGGCGGCTCGGCCCATGCCGTCGCCGACTATTCCTCGCTCGATGCGCTCGTGCTCGATGCCAAACGGATGCTGCCCGAATGGCACCGCGGCAACACCGATCTGGTGGTGATCGTTGGCCACGATCTGGTCGATGACAAATACTTCACCATCGCCCAGACCACTGGCGCGACTGCCACCGAAGTTGAGGCGATGGATCGGATCATCCGCTCCGACAAGCAGCTGGGCGGCCTGCCTGCGGTCCGCGTCCCGTTCTTCCCGGCGAACGGCCTGCTGATCACCACGCTCAGCAACCTGTCGATCTACTGGCAGGAAGGCACCCGCCGCCGCTATCTGAAGGACGAACCCGAAGCCGATCGCATCGCCAACTACGAGAGCGTCAACGAGGACTATGTCGTCGAGGACTACGAGCTCGTCAGCCTGGTCGAGAACATCGTGATCGGCGGTGCTCCGGCTCGCCCTGCTCCCTGATTGAATTGACCGCATAAACCCCGCCGAACCGGGGGGACACCGGCCCGAATTAGGGAGCCACCAGTGTCCCCCCACCCCGCCGAATTTCAAGGAACCGCGCACATGGTCTTCAGCCCCGCCCTCGCCCACCGCCAGCGCAAGCTTGCCCAGCAGGCCGCCGAGGCCGCCGGGCTCCGCTCGGCCGAGGGCAGCGCACCCGCGATGCCCGACGAGGGCCCGGTTTCCGCCGAGTACCAGGCGCTGCTCGCCCGCCAGCATGACGATCTGCGCAGCCTGCATCAGATCCAGAGCCAGGAGGCGCGCACCGCCCTCAAGGCGGAACTGATTGACCAGTATCGCCCCTGGGTCGAAGGCGCGCTGGCGCTGGAGGAAGGGGCCAGCGCCCCGCAGGACGAAATCGTCGTCACCACCTATCTGTGGGCGGTGGACACCCGCGACTGGGCCTTCGCCTTGCGCCTCGCGGCGCACATCACCGCGCACGGCCTGCAGCTGCCAGAGCGCTTCCACCGCACCCCAGGCGGCTTCCTGATCAGCGAGATGGCCAAGGCCGCAATCGATGAGCCCGGCAGCGTCTCCCACGAAGCGCTGCTCGCCGCGATCCACCTGCTCTATGCCGCTGGCGATCCGCCGTTCCTGCTCGAACAGACTGCTGGCCCGGCCTGGGACATGAAGGACGAGACCCGCGCCCGCATCCACCGCGCGATGGCCGAATCGTGGTCGCGTCTCGCCGACACCTTTGACCCGGCCCAGCCCAGCCTTGCCGCTGGCGGCAAGCCCGCGCTGGTCGATGCGGCGCTGGCCGAATTCACGCGTGCCACCACGCTCGATCCGAAGGTTGGCGTGAAGAAACAGATCGAAGCGCTGGAACGCGAGGCCAGGAAGCTGGCCGACGCTGCCGGCGCAGGAACGGAATAAAGAGCTCGCCCACGGCGCTCGGGGGGCGGTGAGGCAGAAGCGGGGGTCGGAAGTCCCCTCGCCCATGCCGATCCCCACCCCCCGTAAATATCGACCGTAAAACTTGAAGGACCGCAGTGACCGATATCATCTCCACCCCGCCGGCTCCAGCTTCGCCCGAGGGAGCGAAGGTCTTGGGCGACGGCTGGTGGCCAGATATCGACGTCAACCAGCTGCGCGAGGAAGTCCGCCTTGGCGGCACAACCATCCCACACCTTCGCCTGGTCGCGGCTTTGCGCCTCGCTGTGGCGGATGTCGTCTTCGAACTACAGGATTGGCGCGACCTTGCCGAGGCGGCCGGCGCGGCCAGTCTGGCCGAAGTCGCGCCAGACCGGAAGATCGACGGACAGCCCGCGCTCGAAGTGCTTTTCTTCCGCGCGGTCAATGCCACGGCCGCCGCCGATCTCGCCGATCGGCACCTCGATCTCACTGCCACCCGCGAAGGCACAGACCGCGCTGAAACCCGCACCGATCTCGCCAGCCGGTTCCGCCGCGATGCAACCCGCGCGATTCGTCTGATCACCGGCAAGACCGGCACAATGGTGGATCTGGTATGAGCGCCGAAACTGTCACCGCCCAGCGCTTCGACGCGGTCGACCAGCTGGTCTGGCGCCGGCGCGGCCGGACGGCAGGCCTTGTAGAACAGGTGCTCGACACCAACCCCGGCCTCGCCGCGCGCGGTATGCTGCTCGACGCCGGAACCACTTTCACCCTGCCCGCTGCGCCGGCTGCCGCGCCGATGCGTGAAACCGTCAAGCTGTGGGACTGAGCCGATGACCGGAGCCGAGCTTGCCGCAATCATCACTGCCGGCGGCAGCGCTCTCGGCGCGGCGACTGCCACGTTGAAATTCATCTGGAACAAGATCGATCGCCGCATCGCGCATGTCGAGAAAGAACTGGATCATTGCCGCACCCGCGAGGAACGCAGTCAGAAGCGGCGCGCGGTCCACACCCTCGTCATCGAGCTTCTGTGGCAGGAAGTGAAGCGCCTGGCGCCTGGAACCACCCCGCCAGCACTCGCCCGCGCTAAGCGGTTGCTCGACGATATCAAGCGGCTCGACCGCGACAACATCGAGAGCGACGCGCTCGATATCGAGATGGAGACAGAGCAATGAATCTCTCCGCCCACTTCACCTTGGCCGAAATGAGCCGATCCGCCGGGGCAATTCGGCGCGGGCTCGACAACACCCCGCCGCCACAAGCCATCGCCTCGATGCGCCTGCTCTGCCTAAACGTGCTCGAGCCGATCCGCGCTCACTTCGCCCGGCCCGTCGCGATCACCAGCGGCTATCGCTCCCCGGCCGTAAACAAGGCGGTCGGGGGTTCTTCTACAAGCCAGCACTGCAAGGGCGAGGCGGCCGATTTCACCGTGCCGGGTGTCAGCAACATCGATCTCGCCCAGTGGATCATGCGAAACCTGCAGTATGACCAGCTGATCTACGAATTCGGCGAGGCAGGCTGGATCCACTGCTCGTGGCGCGATGGCCCGCTGCGCAGCCAGGAACTAAGCGCGGTCAAGCGCGGCGGCAAGACGGTCTACCTGCCGGGGCTTGTGCGGTGAAGCGCGTCCCGCATCACATCACGATCATTGCCTTCTGCATCGCCGCGATCACCGGTTATGCCCTGCTCAGTGCTTGGGCGATTCTGGTCGGCGCCGAAGCGGCGATCAAGGGCGACGTCATCGGCACGTGGAAAAGCTTTGCGGTCGGAGCCTTTGGCTTCTGGCTGGGCTCGTCCTCGGGCGGCAAAGCCCGCGATGCCCCTCCCCCCGCCGATGCCAAATCGCCGCTCGACCTGACCGGCGCCGAAATCCCGCAACCAGGAGGAACCTCATGACTATCCGCCGCGATATTTCCGAATTGATTGGTGCGCTGCTGGCCTGCGCGCTGATTGTCATCCTCGCCGCCTGCAGCGGGCTGGGCGAACCGGTGCGCAGCACGGCCCCCGCCGCCGCGAATATTGCCGCATCCGTCGCCGATGCCGCTGGCGCCCCCGCGCCGGTCAGCCTCGCCGATCGCTCCGTTCGCGACGAACAGGCGCTGCTCGCGCTCGAACTGGCCTACAAGCTGGCGCGAACTGCCGGCGAGATGGGCCTCGATGCCGGAGTGATCAGAGGCCAGCGCGCCCGCGATCTCGCCGCGCTAGACAACCGCGCCTACCTGTCAGTCACACTCGCCCGCAGCCTCTACACCGCCGGCAACGAAGCCACCTGGCACGATGCGTTGGCCGAGGCCAACCGCGCGGTTTCCGATATTCTACCTTTGCTTTCGGGAGATAGACGATGAACCTCGCCTCACTGCTCAAATTGCTGCCTGTCGTCGGCCCGGTTTTGGCGCGCGGGCAGGAATTCATCGACTGGTATCACGAAGCCAGCGCCTCGCTGCATCTCACCGACCAGCGCGCCGCACAGGATGCGCTCGCCGCTATTCAGGCCGAGAATGACGAGGGCCACCAACGTCTTCAGGCCAAGGCTGCCGCCGCCGCGAAAAAGTGAGAAAGCCGGGCAGCCTGCGCGCGGTGTTCGAAACCGCCTTTCCCGATCTCGCGCAGGATCCTGCGCGGCTGCGCATGTGGATCGAGCAGGGTCACGTCAAATGCTGGGCCGGCGGTGCGGACCGGCTGAATTTCACCCAGGCCTACACCCTCACCGTCGTGCTCGAGGGCTGGCGCTTGCCTTCGATCCTGATCTGGGCCTTGCTGATCGACTGGCTCCGGATCCAGCAGCCTGATTTACTCACCCCCGGCAAAGCGGAAACAGCAATTCCCTTCGAGGCCGATATCATCACTGCCGAAGAGGCCGATATCAGCTTCGATCTTGACCTGACCGAGCCGGTCCGCGTCACCCGCCGCGACGATGGCGGCTTTGACATGATCGTCGTTGCCGAGCCTGATCCGCTGTTTCCCGATCTTGCGCCGCTTCTGCCCGCCCGTCCGCTCCTCGAAACCGTCTGGGTCGACGGCGTGCAACTGGTTCCCGACGCGCCCTAAATGCCGCCCTCCTCCACCCTTGGCGCTACCAGCCTCGAAGCCATCGAGCCGTTCATCGGCGAAGTGCTGAAGGCGGCCGCGCCCGGACAGCGCAAAAAGCTGATGGACAAGCTGATGCGCTTTGCCCGGCGCGCCAATGCCGAGCGGATTGCCGCGAACGTCGAGCCCGAAGGCGGCGCAATGGCGAAGCGCAAGCCCCGGAAGGGCAAACGTGGCAAGATGTTCAAGCGCATCGGCAAGACCGGCAGTCTGAAAATCCGCGCCAATCCTGACGCGGGCGAACTCAGCTTCGTCAATGCTGGTGTGGAGCAGACCGCCGCGACGCATCATTTCGGGCTGGTCGGCTTTGTCGGCAAGACGCGCCGCGGACGCATCATCCGGACCAAATACGAAGCGCGCCGCCTGCTGGGCCACGGCGCGGAACAGGCCGACTATCTCGACGAAGTTCTGAAGCACTTCAGCCAATAGACCGCTGGCGTTAGTCGCCCGGCAAGGCCGCAGCCCGCTGGTCTTCGCGCGCGGGGCTTCGCATCACCCGGCAATGCCCGCCCTTCCCGACACCGGCCTGATGCTCGACCTGTCGCGCCTGCCCGCGCCCGCCGTGCTCGCGCCGCTGGATTTCGAGGCGATCCTGGGCGAGCGCCTCACAGATTTCCAGACCCGCTACCCTCAGTTTGACACCTTGCTGGAGAGTGATCCTGCGGTGAAGCTGCAGCAGGTCGATGCCTGGCGCGAACTGCTCACCCGCGCTGCAATCAACGATGCCGCGCGCGGTGTTATGCTGGCATTTGCCACTGGCTCCGACCTCGATCACCTTGCCGCATTCTACGGCGTTTCCCGCCGGGTGATCGAACCCGCTACCGAAACCACGCCCGAAGTTCTGGAAAGTGACGCCGAACTTCGCGCCCGCATCCAGATCGCCCCTGAAACGCTGCCGCATGCCGGGGTTACCGGTGGTTTTTACCGCGCTCGCGCACTCGCCGCCGTGCCCGCGTTGAAAGATGTCGCCGCGATCAAACGCGGCAATGGCCGGGTCGATCTCGTGCTGCTTTCGCGCGAGGGCGATGGCACCGTCAGTCCTGAGCAGCTTGCCACGGTCTCCGCGCTGTTCGCCGATGGCGAGACCGTGCAGTTGACCGATATTCTCTCGGTCAGCGCTGCGGCTATTACCCCGTTCGCAGCCGAAATTCACCTTACAGTCAAACGGGGCCCTGATCCCCAGGCCGTGCGATCAGCCGCTGAAGCCGCCGTCCGCGCCTATTGCGCCGATCGTCACCGGATCGGAGCGCCGGTCTATGTCCAGATGCTTGCGGCCGTCGCCTCGGTCGGCGGGGTCGAGCACGCCTCGGTTGTCTGGCCCATTGGCGATATAGATCCCGGCACAGCCGGTGCAGCCTGGCTGTCGTCCGTCACGCTCACCACCGGTCTGACGGCATGACGGCAATCGTCGGCCCTCTCCTTCCCGCCAATGCCACCGCCTTCGAGCGCGCATTCGAGGCAATCGGCGCGGCGCGCTATCCATTGCCGGTCGATCTCGTGCGCGATGTCTGGGATCCCGACACATGCCCCGCGCCGCTGCTCGGCTATCTCGCATGGAGCCTCTCGGTCGACTTGTGGGACGAAGCCTGGCCGGAACTGAAAAAGCGCGAAGTCTGCCGCAAGGCGCTCTGGCTGCACCGAATCAAGACCACGCCTGAAGGCATCCGTGCTCACGTCAAGCTGGTCGATGCCGAAGTTGTCAAGATTATCCGCCCACCTGCGCGTGAACATATGCGCCGGTCGATTACCCGGGCCGAACGCGAGGCTTGGCTCGATCGGCTCCCGCAGGTGCGCATCTATCCATTCCACGAGCGCGCGACCGGCCGCGTAGCCCACGCTTTCGCCTCTCGGCCCGCCCGCTTGGCGTTCCTCGCTGAAAAGGCGGCGCCCGGAGTATTCGGTATCGAGGATCAGGGTGGACTGCCAATCGGCGGCTATACCAGTGCACGCGGCCGACTGGCCCAGCGCCGCTTCGTCGTTCACACTCGCGGCTTTCGCCTCTATCGCCGCCGCGCAACATGGATTGATCCGGCCACCGGTCTGCCTGAAGCCGAAGCGGCAGTGTCGATCTCCGCAGATGGCCTGACCGAGCAGGTATCGATCCGCACCACTGCCGGACCGCGCCGCTTCTTCGGCCACGCCTTCGCAGGATCGGGATACCTGCTGCGCAGCCGCGCCGATTTTAGCCTGCTTACTGTACGGATTGCCGACGCTGCCAGTTCGATCATGGTCACACCTGGCGCCCGCCCGGCGGACGTCCTTCCCCGCCGCGTCGCCATTCGGCGCGCCGCGCAGGGCGGCCGCGCTTTCTTTGCGCGCGCCTTTCTCACGACTGCCGCAATCACTGCAGTGCCTGCCCCACGACGCAGCGAAGGCCCTCGCCTGGTCTATGACCGCATCGCAGTTGCCGTCCCCGGTCGATTCCACCCACGCCTCAAAGCCAGCGCCTTTGCCGGACGGGGCCGCTTCGGCCTGCCAGCCTTCTCCGCCGAAATGCGCATCCGGGTGCCGATGAGCCGCCCGGCGCCGCTGGCAAATCGCTGGCATGGCCATGGCTGGGCCAAGCCTGCCAATATGACCCCCTTTTGGCGGGCGATCGAGGCCGTTCGCGTCTCGAAAGCGCTGCGCGACACGATCCACGTCACCACTACCACCACCCGCCGTGCCGAATTCGGGCTTGGCCTGCGCTTCGGCGATTTCGATTTCGGTCAAATGAGAAAGGTTTCCTGATGGAACGCCGCGTCAACTTCATCGACGGGATGGACCTCTCCCCCGACGATTTCAGCAACATCCAGCTTTTTGCCCAGCAAAGCTTTGACCACGTGGTTGGCGACGGCATTACAGCCTCACGCCGCTACGCCGGTTTCGCCACTGGGCAGACCGGTGCGCTGACTATCAGCGCAGAGCCCGGCCGGCTCTATGCCGAAGGCAAGGTCTACGTTCGCGACACGGCCTTCCCCTACGATTTCACGGCCATGCTCCCCGTCCAGGACCGCAAGGTTTGTACGCTGGTCACGTTCGGCGAGACTGTGCAGACCGCCGAGACTCCCCGTGAAATCCTGATCGACGTCGACAACCTCACTACCGAACCGCAGTTGGTGGCGATGGAAACAGTGCGCATTGCCCGCCTCGCGATCGTCCAGGGCGCGGAAAGCCCTGATCCGTCTGCCCCGGTCATCGCCGCGGGCTACACCGCGATTGCCAATGTGGTGCTGTCCACCACCGGCATCGACAGCGTCGCCATGATCGATGCCAACAAGCTCGACTCGGTCGCCAGCCTTGCCGCCCGCGCTGCCCAGCTTGAAGGATTCCGCGACAGTGCCGATCCGAAGATCGCGGGGCTTGCCGGCGATATCGCCGCGCTCACTGAAGGCCAGCGCCGCCTCGTCGGCACAGAGCAATACAGCCGGGTTCTCACGCGCCTTGCCCAGCTGGAGGCAGGCAAAGGCGTGCCCACGGCGGCTGTCGACAGTTTTGCCGATCTGCTGCTTGACGATGGTGCATCCGACCCAGCCTTTGCAGGCTATGCCGCGCGCGTGTCCGAAGGCATCCGGCTTCCTGCCGCCGCCAGCGCCACCACCGCACTCAGCCTGAAGAACCCGCTCGATCCGAATGCACGGGTGGTCGGCGGACGGCTGCTCCCCGCCTATGACCGCGTCAAGCAGCTGAGCACGGGAACGCCGACAGGCGAAGTCAAGCTCAACAGCTTTTCGTATTCGGCGCACGATTTGCTCCACAAGACCGACGCGCGCTTCCGCCTGCGCTACGGCCCGTGGTGGGCGCCCAGCTACAATTATGCCTACCTCAAGAACTTCGGCGTTGATTTGCTGCCGCTGATCTTCGCCTATGACGGTGAAGCCATCGTGCCGGATGCCCTGCTCTCCGAGCAGCTGCTCTACGATTACAATTACGCCCGCCGCCCCGGCTACTGGTATGACTGGGTGGAAAACACCTACTGGGACTATTTCCCGGCCACATCGACCGTCAATGGCACTCAGGTCGCCGAAACCTTCCTCCAGGCCAACGACATGGTGCTTGAGGCAATTGGTCTGCCTTTCACCCGCCTCGCCAACGACGGCGATGTGACCGTGGCGATCTGCGAAACCGATCATGGTGTGGCCCGGTTGGACCGGGTGATCGCCAAGGTCACCGTGCCTCGCAACCAGCTGCAGATCGGCGCTGAGACGATGATCCCCCTCCAGCCCACCCTGCTGACCGGCGGCGTGCGTTATGCGCTGGTGATCATTACGGCGGCCGATCACTACCTCGGCACTGTCGCCGGCCAGACCTATCCCCAAGGCACGTTCTTCTATGTGCTCGACGGTCAATATCAGCAGGGCGACGGCACCCGTGATCTCGCCTTCTCACTCTATGCCGCCAAATTCCGGCAGTCGCGCGCGGTGATTGATCTCACCGAAGTGACGCTGGCCGGCGGCATCGGCGATATCGATATCCTCAGCCAGGCCGTGGTCCCCGGCGCCACCCAGATGAGCTTTTTCGTCCAGATCGGCGGCATCTGGCGCGCGCTGGCCGATGATGCCAACGCTGCCCTGATCCAGGCCGGCGTCATGCAGAACCTGGTGCCGCTGCGCGTGGTGATGACTGGCACGCCCGAAGTCATGCCGATCCTTGCGCTTGCGGGTAGCCAGGTGAAAGTTTCGCGCCCCGACCTGACTTTCACCTGGTTTTCCGCCATCCGCAATTTGCCCGGCGGCGGCTCCTCGCAGATCCGCGCAACCTTCCGACTCGAGAATTTCAACGCGGTGCACCACACGCTCACCGCAAAGCTGCGCACCGGCGCGGGCTATGCCACCGAGACCGCGCCCAGTTCGGTCAGCGATGCCGTGCAAGCCGATGGCTCGATCGAGCGGACGGCCGTGTGGAACCTGGGCGGCGCAGTCACATCCTACCGGCTCAAGCTGACCGGTGTGACCGACAACGCCCTGCTGCCGTTCCACGTCGCCTCGCGCCGCGATTACGCCCTCTAAGGAAAGGCCTGACATGCCCGCCAAACGCAAAAGCCCCAGCGGCAATTGGAAAGTGACGCTCACCCGCGTCTTCACGCTTTTCGACTTCACTTATCGCCCGGGCGACGATCACACCGTAGACGACGCCACCCTGGCGCTCTTCGAAGCCGAAGACGGCCTGGTGGAAAATGCCCAGCCGATCGCCTGAGGCCGAATTCGCCACTGAGGCTGGACGCCGCGCCACGCCGGCGCGGATGAACCAGTTCTCCGACTATCTCGATGGACGCCTGCGCGCCGTCGAAGCGCGGCGCGCAAGCTTTGACGCGGCCATCGCTGAATTGAAGGGCATTGGCCTTGAGCGGGTCACTGCCGTGCTTCAGCCCTTGCTCGATCAGGCGAGCGACGATGCGGCGGCGATTTCAACCCTGCTGGCAGACCTATCGGCACCAGAATTTCGCGCCAGCCTCATAGCGGACACCATCGCTGAAATCATTGCGCAAGGCCTGTTCGTTCGCGCCGGCGCGGGCGCCGAAGGGATGACCCTTTATAGCGGCAATGCCCTTCCCGATCCGCTCCTCGGCCAGCCTGGCGATCTCTATGCCTATGTCGACCCGGATTGACCGGCGATGCTGCGCATTCACTCCGGCCCTGCATTTGTTCCCGCTCTCGCCGCGCTGGGCGACGGCCTCGGGGGGGCGCGGGCGACGCGGCTCTACCAAAAGCAGCCGGACGGACAGTGGATTACCGACCTGCCTCTCGCAGGCAGCCTGTCGGCCACTTCGCGCAGCATTGAAGGCCCCGGTGCCAACCAGACTACGGCCAGCCTCTCCGCCATGGCCTCTGGCGGCCAGGGCGCGCTGACGCTGTCGTGGGCCAAGCTGTCGGGCGGCGCGATCACCGCCCAGTCCATCGGCCCGCTTACCACCGCTTTCAACGCCGCTGGCCTCGCCGAGGGTGAGTCGCGCACGGCGATCTTCCGTGCCACTGTTACCGATCAGGCTCCAGACAGCGTAATCGCCGGCGAAGTGGAGGTAAGCATCACCCGCTGGTCATTGCCGCACCTTTCCGCCCCCGCCTCTCTGACCGCATCGACAACGCTGGCAACCTTCGACACGCCCCCTCTCACAGCAACTCGCACTGGCGGCCTCGCCCCATTCACCCTGGCGTGGAGCAAACGTTCGGGCGGCGCGATCACAGCGCTCTCGCCAGCGGCGCTGACCACGGCCTTTCGCGCTTCCGGCCTCACCACCGGGGAAGTGCGGACCGCCGTGTTTGATCTCACCGTCACGGACGCCCGGGGCCAGACCGATATCGCGACAGTGAACGTGCAGATCACGCGTCGATCGCCAGTGACGGTAACGGTCTTGCCTGGCTTCATTACCGAGAAGGTGGAAGGCAACGCAATTGAGCCGACAAGCTACACCACGCGGACGGCTGCCTCAGCTTCCCCTTCCGGCGGTCTCGCACCCTATAGCTTCGCATGGACCCTCGGACCGGGCAGCAACCTCGAACTGGTCACCCCCGCCGCACAATCCACACGCTTCCGACAAACTGCCCCGAATATCGGCAATTTTGCCACAGCACGCTGCCAGGTCACCGATTCGCTCGGCGCGACGGCGCTGAGCAACCCCGTCACCGTGAACCTAGTCTAGGACCGCCCATGCCCGCGCCCGCACCCAGCTATGTAAAAATCCAGCAACTGGATCCCGCCTCGCCGCTTTCCGCCGCGGACGTCTTGCCGCTCGGTCAGGGGACAGATGCCCTGCGCAAGGCCACGCTTGCCACACTGAAGTCGTGGATGCTGCAAGGCTTCGTGCCCGGCGCAGACGGCGCAGACGGCCGCACTCTGCTCCACGGTCCGGCTGCACCGGTCAATGAGCTCGGCAATGACGGTGACTTCTACATCGACACGGCAAGCCACACCCTGTTCGGCCCCAAAGTCGACGGTACATGGGGCGCAGGCGTCTCGATACAGGGTGAGCCAGGCGATCCAGGGCCGAAAGGCGACCAGGGCGATCCCGGCCCCAAAGGCGACCAGGGCGATCCAGGGCCGCAAGGCGATCCTGGCATAAACGGCGGCGGCGCGGCCGAAGCTGGCCTCGCTGCCCTGTTTTCCGCTGCCGGTGGGATGGCGATCGGCGCCGAGATAACCGCAATCCAGACGGCTGGCTATTCGGTCGCCGGCGTCGGCGCGGCGCGCTACATCTATGATGCGGCCGTGACGGCGCTTTCCGTCGCGGCAAACCCGCGCACGCAGTTTTTGGCTGGCGACGGGCGCGGCTTCAGGCTCGATCCAAGCCAGCCCATGATTCCGCAAATGTTCGGCGTGCTTGGCTCTCCGGCCAATGACACCGCCGCCATGCAGGCGTGTTTCGATTATATCAAAGCCGCGCCGACTTACCCGAAGTCGCTGCATATCCCGGCAGGCAACTATCGGGCCAGCATATCAATCTCGGACATGGTCGGCTGGCGGGTCACGGGCGATGCCTCTGTAAAGTCCATGATTATCGGCATCGGCGGCGCACCCGCGCTGCGCATCAATGGCCTATGGTATAGCACCTTTGACAGCATCGGCTTCGCCACTGAAACCGGGCTGGTCGGCATGGGTGTCTGCGAAATCGACGGCAAGATCGGCACCGGCGGCACGCTTGATCCCGGCGCGACGCGCGGAACACAGGCGTCGTCGTTCATGCACTGCGGCTTCTTCGGGCGCGGCCTAAACGACGGTCTGAGGTCTACCTACGCCTGCACGCATAACAGGATCGGTGGCGGCTATGCCCAAGGCGACGGCCTGACGTTCTATAACTGCCACTGGGCCGGTGCTAGTGAGGCCTGCCATTATCAGAATGGCTATAACGCCATCGCGGTCGGCTTCTACAACGGCGACATGCAGGACTTCAACAAGAACGGGTTGTACGTCAATGTCGGCAGCTTCAACATGTTCGGCACCACGTTCGAATCCACGGCTGGCTACGAACAATATCTCAATGACGGCTGGGATATCAGGGTCGGCGACGGCGGTGTTTTCGAAGGCTGTGTTGTCCACGGCGTCAGTTCGGAATCGATGCGGTTCCTGCATAACAACGGCCCGGTTTCGACTGATATCCGCGCCTGCGATGGCAGGTTCAATGGCCCGACAAGGCAGTCCAGCCATGCCTATGCGGTCAATGATATCATCGGCATTAACCCGTCTCAGATTGGTCAGGGCCGGATTTTCGTCTGCACCACGGCTGGCATCACTGGCGGCTCCGAACCGACGTGGCCTGCGGTCGATGATAACAAATATGCTGGCCTGACCGGGGTCGACGTCGCCGATGGTACAGTCGTCTGGCAGGAATTGATTTTCAATTGGATCGAAGTTGCCGGGAGCATCAGCTCCATCGATACCAACACGGCGCATAGCTTCTGCGGCCGCACCACTGGCCAGAGCAACCGCGATCTGGGCTATCGCGAAATCACTGGCGCTTCCGGAACAGTGCAGCTTCGTCTCACCGATGATGTTGTCTTCGTCGCCGGTTTGACCGGCGATCTGGATATCACTCTGCCGTTTCTCCAGATGAAGCCGGGGAAGAAGGTCAAGGTCTATCGTTTCGACGATTCCGCGTACAAGCTGACTGTTTTCGGTAACTACTACCTGTCGCACTTTGGCTGGATCGAGCTTACCTCGGCAGGCTACGGCTTCGCCTATGGCATCTATCCGACAGGCGGCGTCTGGAACTTAGTCGCGGATGACAGCGTTGCGACCCAAGGCAAGACGATTACGGGCACCAGCTACACCGTCGCGCAGAAAGACAACAACAAGTTCCTGACATTTACGTCGAACAGCCCGGTCACCATCACCCTGCCCGACGATTACCCGACTTACGGCAAGATACCGTTCGGTGCCGAATACTGGGGTATTCAAGCCGGGGGCGGTGCACTGACTTTCGTTGGCGAGAATGGGGATCAACCCTATGTCCAAGCCTTCGATAACAAGACAACTTCGCCCGGGCAGGGCGCGATTTTTCATCTCAAGCATCATGCGGGCAGGGGCTGGGCGCTGGCTTGGATGGCTGGCACCGGTGATGTCGCCGGGCCTGCTGACTCGGTAGACAACGGGATACCAAGGTTCGACGGAACCAGCGGAAAGGTGTTGCAGTCCAGCCCGACATCAAAGATCGACGACAACGGTAACGTCGCCTTCAACGGGCCGATGGTCAATCTCGCTGGCTATACTTCGATGACCATCGGCGGCGTCGGTTCCCGTGCGGGCAGAATGTACCTGAACAGCCCAACTGGGGTGCCTCTGGGCAGCATGTATGTCGGCCCTGATTACACCACGCTAGACTTTGTTTCCCCTGACGAATCCAAGTACGGCAGCTTCTATATTACCAACGATTTCACCAGCATATACTCCGCTGGCGTGCCTCTCATCTTTGAGGTTGGGGGTGAAAAAGTCCGCATCGACCCCAATGGCAACGTCGGAATCGGGGTCACGGCCTTCGGCACTGCTGCTGCCAAAGTCTTGGGCATGGCGAATGCTACTCCGCCCACCACGTCCCCGGCCGGTATGGGCCAACTCTATGTTGAAGGCGGCGCGCTGAAGTTCCGCGGTTCCTCCGGCACTGTCACGACCATCGCTCCGGCTTAGTTGAGGTATTCGCCATGACGATCCCCAGCAAATGCGCTCACCTTGGTGTCCATACGGGCCGTCAAGCGGAGTTGGACTTCTGATGGTGCGCGGATGAGCAGCTTCAACGCCATCTGGATCGGCTATCCCTTCGCCCAGGATTTCGAGACCGATCCCGGCGCAATTCCCGCCGGCGCGGGCCTATGGCTGACGCTGCGAGACGCCAGTGGGCGGCGAGAACAATGTTGTCCCCGCATCGATCTGACACGCCTTTCGCCCACCAGCTGGCGCCTGTCGCTCACCCAGCAGCAGACCGCCCTGCTGCGACCTGGCGCGGTCTCCGGCGACTTGCGGCTGCAAATCGGCAACACCGCCCAGCCCTTGGGCCTGCGGATCACGATTCCGGTGGAGCTTGCGCAATGAACGAAGCCATCACTCTCAAGCTTCGCCCGGTCGAGCCGATCCGCGTTGAACGCATTGCCCAGCGTCCGATCCTGATCGAGCGCACCTCACAGGCGGCACCGCAGCTGCGGCTTGGAGACGTCCAGGTGATCGAAATTGTCGGATATGGCCCGCCTGGCGAGGCTGGGCCTCCCGGCCCCGCAGGAGACGGTGTGGCCGATCCGGGTGATCTGACCCTCTACTTCGAAAACGGCCTGACCTAGGAGACATTTGCGATGGCAACCCTCGAAACCCGCCTGCGCGATCTGGCAACTGCCATTGGCACCCAGGCGAAGGCGCTCAAGACGCTGATCAACGGCAACGCCGCCGATCTTTCTGCGCTGACTACCACGGCAAAGACAAATATCGTCGCGGCGATCAACGAACTGGTGACATCGATCGCGGGCAAGCAGGCAGCGCTCGGCTTCACGCCGATTGACGCGGCGACCAAAGGTGCGGCGAATGGCGTTGCCAGCCTCGATGGCACTGGCAAAGTGCCCTCCGCGCAGCTGCCTGCCTTCGTCGACGACGTGCTGGAATATGCCAACTTCGCAGCATTGCCAGGCGCGGGCACCGCTGGGTTGATCTACGTCACGATCGACACCAACAAGACCTGGCGCTGGTCTGGATCTGCCTACGTCGAGATCTCCGCTTCTCCGGGATCCACAGACGCCGTCACCGAAGGGGCGACCAACCTCTATTTCACCAATGCCAGGGTCGATGCGCGTCTGCCGACAACGCTGGGCACCGTCGATACGGATTTCGCAGGCGTCTTCACTGCAGCGCTGACCTGAGGTCTGAAGGCCAGTGGCAACGCTCGAAGCCCGCTTGCGCGATCTGGCCAGCACAGTCGCGGCCAAGTTCAACGCCATCAAGGCGGCACTGGCGCCTGCCGGCGGGACCACCGGCCAAGTGCTCACCAAATCCAGCAATACAGACTATGCTTATGGCTGGGTCACACCCGCATCCGCCCCTCCCGCTTTCGCTTCTGTCGAAATTAATCTTGGCTATCCGGCTCGCCGCGCTGGAACGTTCCAGATTTCCGGCCTCGCCGGGCTAACCATCGGTAAGCCGGTGCAGATCTGGCTGGCTCGTGGGCCCTACACCGGCAAAGGAACAGCGGCGGGCGAAGAAGGCATGTACGCCGGACAGATCACTGGCGCGGTTACAGCCGCCGACACGATTTCCGCCAGCTTTGCCTTCAGCAGCCGCATCGGCGGGGTGATCAAGTTCAATTACCTCATAGGAGCCTGATATGCCTGTTCTCGAAAATGCTACCGGCACAGCTGCAGAAGTCGATCCGACGATGAAGGCGGCGCGCATAACGCTGCGCCCGCTCGAATGCCTAACCTGGTTGCCGGTGGCGGCGCGATCTGGCGGGTTGACTGGCGTGGCAGCCAACGCTGCCTTATTCTCATTCCGGAACCTCGCCGGTAACCCCGTGATCGTTCGCCGTGTCGGAATCGGCTTCATCTGCACCACCGGCTTTACCGCTGCGCAGGAACTGGCCTGGGGACTGAAAGTCGCCCGCGCCTTCACCGCATCGGATTCTTCGGGCACGGCGGTGGCGCTCGCCGGAAATAATTGCAAAGCGCGGACTTCGCTTGGAACGCTGACATCGAACGATTGCCGCATTTCAGCCGCTGCGGCGCTGACTGCCGGCACCAAGACGCTCGACACGAATGATCTCGGCGTGGTTGGCGCATATGCTGCCGCGACGACGCCGGGAAATTTGCTTCCGACGTCGCTCAACAACCTGCTGAGCCATGATGCGGGCGATTATCCTCTGGTACTGGCGCAGAATGAGGGGTTCAACATCATGAACCTGGTGGCGATGGGTGCAGCCGGCGTCGGCACGCTCTACGTCAACTTCGAAGTCGCCGAAGCCGCGAACTACTGAGCGCCCTTGATCGGCCAGCAACGCCAGCAGTGCGTTGCGCCCGCGCGCGCCGTGGCCCCATCGCACCGGCATGCCAGATGTAGTCGGCGATCCCCTGCAAATCATCCGCGTCGGCCGCGTCGCGTCGGTGAATCTTGCCCAGGCGACATGCACGGTCGAAATCGGCGACCCCGATGCTGGTGGATTTGCCACTGACGATATCCAGTGGCTGGCACAGCGCGCCGGCGAAACCAGCACTTGGTCCCCGCCCAGCATCGGCGAGCAGGGCCTGCTGATCTGTCCGGATGGCGATATCGCCCAGGCCGTCTTCGTCCCCGGTCTTTTTTCGACCTCATTCCCCGCACCCGGAGCGAGCGAACGGGAATTCACCCGCTATGCTGACGAAGCCGAATTCGGCTATGATCCAGAGAGCCACCACGCCGATATCACTTTGCCCGCCGGGGCGACGCTGACAATCCGCGCCACTGGCGGCGCATCCATCGATGTGAATGCCGGCGGGCTCGATATCGATGGCGATCAGCGCAACACCGGCATGATCGATGCGCTCAAGGAAATCACGAGTCAGATCGACGTCTGGTTCCGCCGCGTCCTGTCGCTGCGCCGCCACACCCATTCCGCCGCCTCGCAGCCGTGGACGGGCGACGTTCCGCCGCCGCCTGTGGATCCTGAGCCATGAGCGGCGTCTCGCGCCTTGCTGGAACCGCGCTGAGCGGAAATGATCATCTTGCCCAGTCGATCGGCGATATCCTCACCACGCCGATTGGTAGCCGGATTATGCGCCGCGACTATGGGTCGATGCTGTTCGAACTGATCGATCAGCCCCTCAATCCCTTCACGCGTCTGCTCGTGTTTGCCTCCTCCGCACTCGCGCTCCGTCGCTGGGAACCGCGCCTGCGCCTCAAACGCATCCAGCTTGCCGCCCCTGCCGAAACGCCGGGCGCAGCAACTCTGCTGATCGAGGGCGAGCGCACCGATCTTTCGCCCGCCACTACCCGCGTCACCCTGTCCATCCCCATCCGCGCCGGCGGGGTAGTGCCCCAGCCCGCCGCTGTTTAAAGGAGCCGAACCATGCCCTTCCTCCATGGCGTAAAGGTTATCGAACTCACCACCGGCAGTCGCCCGATCAAGGAAATCGCCACTGCCATCATCGGCCTCCTGTGCACTGCCAGCGCTCCAGTCGGGCAGGCCACCACTGATCTCAATGCCGCTTTCCCGCTGGATAAGCCGGTACTGGTCACAGATATCCGGGCTGCCATCGCCAAGGCCGGGACTGGCGGCACGCTCAAGCCTGCGCTCGAAGCCATTGCCGATCAGACCGGCGCGATCGTCGTCGTCGTGCGTGTAGCAATCGGCGTGGACGCCGACGCTACCGAAGAGAACTGCATCGGCACGTCGACCGCCGGCGGCTACACCGGCATGCAGGCGTTCCTCGCCGCGCAGGCGCAGCTGGGTGTCCGGCCACGCATTTTCGGTGCACCGGGCCTCGATACTCAGGCAGTCACTACCGAATTCGCCATCATCGCCCGCAAGTTGCGCGGCATGCTCTATGCCATGGCTGAAGGCGCGGATACCGCCGCCGCGATCCTCTACCGCGACAATTTTGCCGCGCGTGAAGTCATGCTTCTCTGGCCGGGTTTCAAGTCGAACTTCCCTGGCGACACTGTCGCCCGCGCGTTGGGCCTGCGCGCCCGCATTGATCGTGAAGTGGGCTGGCACAAGACCCTGTCGAACGTCGCCGTCGATGGCGTGACAGGTCTGGCCAAAGACGTCTTCTTCGACATCAACGGCGAGGACAACGACGCCTTCCTGCTCAACCAGGGCGAAGTCACCACGATGATCCGCCACGAAGGCTATCGCTTCTGGGGCAACCGCACCTGCTCAGACGAACCGAAGTTCGCCTTCGAGAGCGCAGTGCGAACGGCGCAGGTGCTGCAGGATGAGATCGCCGCCGGCCTGTTCTGGGCGATCGACAAACCGCTCACCGGCGTGCTGGTGAAAGACATCATCGAGACGATCAACGCGCGCTTCCGCCGCCTGGTGGCCACCGGATTCCTGATCGGTGCGTCGGCCTGGTTCGATCCCTCGCTCAATGACGAAGTCGATCTGGCCGCCGGCAAGCTGACGGTGGACTACGATTTCACCCCCGCCGCGCCGCTGGAGGGGCTCACACTCAATTCGCGGATCACCGACCGCTACTACGCCAGCTTCGCCGACCTGGTGGTCTGATCCGCTCGTCCGAAACCCCACGCCATTCCTGAGGAGTCCCTCCCATGCTGCCCAAAGTCCTCAAGAACATGAACCTGTTCAACGATGCTAATTCCTACCTCGGCATCGTCCAGGAACTCACACCGCCCAAGATCAGCCACAAGATGGAAGACTATCGCGCCGGCGGCATGCTCGGCCCGATCAAGATCGACATGGGGCTTGAAGGGCTCGAATGCGACTGGTCGCTAGGTGGACACGATATTCAGACGATCCGCCAGATGGGGGCGCTCCAGCACGATGCCGTGCTGCTGCGCTTCATGGGCGCCTACCAGAGCGACGATGACGGCTCGGTCGCTGCGGTCGAGATCGTCATGCGCGGCCGCCATCAGGAGCTTGATCGCGGCGGCGCCAAGCCCGGCGATAAGACCGATTTCAAGGTCAAAACCGTGCTCAGCTACTACGAGGAATTCGTCAACGGTCAGCAGCTGCTGCAGATCGACATGGCCCGCGCAATCTACGTGGTAGGCGGTGTCGACCGTTACGCCGAAATCCGACAGGCCCTCGGCCTCGTCTGACCAAGCTTCGCCGGGGCGGGTTCCAGCGCGGTTCCAACCCCGGCGGAGACCATCAGGAACCGCGCCCGGAGTGAAGTCCCATGGAAACCGCGCAGAGCAACACCACAAGCCCAGCAGAGGCCGAGAAGCCCGCCGCTGCATCCCCAGCCAAGTTCGAGACCATCCCGCTCGAGACGCCCGTTCGGCGCGGCGAGCAGACCATTGCCACCGTCCAGTTGCGCAAGCCGCAGGCGGGCGAAATGCGCGGGCTCAACTTGCAGTCGATCATCCAGGGGGAAGTCAATGATCTGCTCTCCCTGCTGCCGCGCATCACAGTGCCGCCGCTGCTGCCGCAGGAAGTCGAGGCGCTCGATCCCGCAGACCTCGCCGCCATGGCTGGAGGCATTCGCGGTTTTTTTATGAGCCGGGCCGAACAGGAAGCAATGGCGAAGTTCTTCGGGATCGAGGCACCGGAGACATCGACGGCTTGATCGCCGATATCGCCTTCATCTTCCATTGGCCGCTTTCGGAGATTGAGCGCCTCGACATCGCCGACCTGATCCACTGGCGGGATATGGCGGTGACATGCTGGAACCGCGCTAACGAACAGAAGGCCGAATAGGTGGACAAGAAGCTCTCCCTGATCATCCAGTTCGCCGGCGTCGACAAGCTGACGGGGACGATGAAAAATATCGTCGGGCTCGGCAAGACGGGGGCGCAGTCGCTCGCCGGAATGGCCCGCGAGCAGCGCGATCTCAACCGGCAGATCGCAGACTATGACAGGAAGCTGAAAGGCGCGACCGGCAACGTCAACGCTCTGTGGAGCGCGCAGAAGAAGCTGCTCACCCAGCAGGAGGCGCTCGGCAGCCGGATGGCCCGCCAGAAGCAGCTCCTCGCGATCGATAACCGCACCGCCGCGATGAGGAGCACCGGCCAACGTTACGTCAGCGAGGGCCGCTCCACCCTGATGTGGGGGGCGATGCTCGCCGCGCCGGTGATGGAAATGGCACGCGAGGCCGGCGAGGTCCAAGCGCTGACCAACAAGCTTCGCATCCTCGGACTGGGTGATACTGCCGTCCGCGATCTGCGCGCATACGCCGAAGCGATGAATGTCGCCGGCTCCTCGGTGAAGGACAACCTGCGCTACATCCTCGAAGCCCAGGGGGCGTTCCGCGAGACCGGGGCGCATTCTCTGGAAGAGGAGCTCAAGGGTGCCCGGCTCTTTGCTCCCGTGATGGCAAAAATCCATGTGGCGATGCGAGCCACCGGCCAGGAGCTATCCGACGAACAGGGGCGGTACTTGCTTCGCTTTGTCGAGCAGGCCGGCGGGATGAACGATGCACGTCGTGCAAAAGAAATCGCAGATGGGGTGTTTCGCGCGCTGCAGAGCTCCGGCGGCAACGTCAAACCCGCAGACTATCAGTCTTTCATGGCCCGTGCCGGGTCATCAGGGATGAAGCTCTCTTCGCGATCGCTCTTTGCCGATTTCGAACCGCTGATCGCCGAACTCAAGCAGTCCGCAGGCGTCGGCCTCATGGGCACTTACATGCGCATGAACGGCATGACCAAGAACAACGCCGCCAATGCCGAAATGCTGCGGCTCGGCCTGTGGGACAAGAACAAGGTTGTGCTCAATTCGCTTGGCGGGGTGAAAAGCTTCGTCAACGGCCAGAATCCGCTCGGTGAGCAGCGCGCCCAGATGCTGGCGACCGATCCGGTCGAATTCTATCGCAATGTCATCCTGCCTGCCTACCGCGAAAAGGGTGTCACTGACGTCACCCGCGAGAATGTCCTGCTGTTCGGGCGCACCGGAAGCCTGCTGTTCAATCTCATCGACAAGCAGCTGCCGACTATCCTAAAATCTCGCCACGCCTACCAGAAGGCGCAAGGCATCGACCAAGCCTATGCCACATCGCAAACTGGATTCGACGGTGCGATGGGTAGGATGGGAGCGGCATGGTCCGATTTCCTTGTCGTCGCAGGAACCAAGGGCGGGCTGCTCGATGCCTTCACCAGCGGGTTGACCACAACGACCAATGCCCTTCGCAGCCTCACCGCTTTCGGCAATGCCCACCCAACTGCATTCCGCTGGATCGGCACGGCTGTTGTCTCGCTAATCGGCATGAAACTGGCACTGGGCGCGGTGAAGCTGCTGTTCGGCGGGCTGCTAGGGCCAGCGGCGACGCTGTGGGGCCTGTGGAGCAAGTTCCGCCTGATGGGCGGTCTGATCGAGGCGTTGCCGCTGCTCTCCTCCGGCCTCGGCATCGCCCGCATTGCCGTGCTTGGCCTTAGCCGCGCATTCATAGCTGCGGGCATTGCCATGATGACAACGCCAGTGGGTTGGGTCATCGCCGGGGTGGCTGCCATAGCTGCTGCGGCTTACCTCATTTATCGCAACTGGGGGCCGATCAGCGCGTTCTTCCGAACGCATTGGACGCGCATCCGCAACCTGTTCCTGGCAGGCACGGTGATTTTCACGCCGTTCGTCGCCGCGATCATGTGGGCAGCCTCCGCTGTCTACCGCAACTGGGACCGGATCGGGGCCGCCACGATGGCAATGGTCGGCAGGGTAAGGGGTATCGTCGGACCGTTCCTCGCGCCATTTATTCAAATCAACACCTTCCTGGCAGGTCTCGCAGGCAAATTCTTCGGCTACGGCGCGCAGGCAATCTGGGGCCTGGTCAAGGGTATCTGGTCAGTCCAGGCGCAAGCGACGCAGGCTATCCTCGGCGTCGCCGACCGGATCGGCGCATCGTTCGCCAATGCTCTCGGGATTAAGAGCCCGAGCAGGCTTTTCATGGCCTATGGCGGTCACATCGCCGATGGTCTCGCGCTCGGCATTGATCGAGGCGCACGCCGTCCGATTAGTGCAAGTGGACGCCTAGCCGCCAGTGTGGCCGGTGCTGGCGCGCTCGCCATTGCCAGCCCACCCATCGCCCGATCGGGCGTCGGCGCCGTCAGCGCAGCGCCTGTCACTATCAACATCACCATCCAACAGCAGCCCGGCGAAGACGGCGAAGCGCTCGCCCACCGCGTTGCAGACCTGATCAAGCGCAAAACCGACGCTGCTCGCCGGGGAAGCTACTATGATGCCTGATCACCTTCTCGCCATCGGCATGTTCGTCTTCGGCATTGATCGGCTCTCGTTCGAATCGCTCGAACGCACGGCCGCATGGCGCCACGGTATGACAGACCGTTTTGGCGCCCGCGCCGCCGGGCAGTATCTCGGCCCAGGCGAGGAGAAAATCACCTTGAACGGCATGCTCGTGCCGGAAATCGCCGGCAGCTTCGGCGAGATCGAGCACTTGCGCGAAATGGCCGGCGCGGGCGAGATTTACCCGGTGGTGCTGGGCGACGGCACCGTGCTGGGCCACTTCCGCATTGCGCAGGTCGATGATCGCTGGTCAAACCTGATCGGCGGCGGGCGGGCACGCACAACCGAATTCGCGGTCGATCTGATCCGCTTCGATGATGAGACGGGCGCCGATCGCCACAGTGAAGCCGGCAGCTGGATCTGATGAAAGACAATATTGCCAGCTTCAGCCTGGTGGTGAACGGCACTGACTACGCCGCCACGATCATCAAGCGCCTCAATGCCCTCAGCCTCGAAGAAAAGCTGGAAGACGGGGCCGACACCCTCTCATTCACTCTTGCCAACCACGATGGCAGGCTCGCCCCGATCAAGCGCGGGGTTTACGCCACACTGGCGCTGGGATGGAAACAGGGCGCCGAAGTCTCCTCCGGCTTGATCTCGAAGGGCCGCTTCCTGGTCGACGAAGTCGTCAAGGAAGGCGATCCGGCAGTGGTCCGCGTCCGAGCCCGCTCAGCCGATCTCACCGGAGCCTATCGCAAACGCCGCGATGCTGGATGGAAACGGACCACGCTGGGCCGGGTGATCAGCGATGTGGCAAAGGCCAACGGGCTGGAAGCACGTGTCCATGCCGATCTGGCGAGGATCCCGGTCGCATCGATCGAGCAGGCGGCAAAAAGCGACATGGCTTTCGTCCGCGATCTGGGAAAACGCCACGATGCCGTCGCCACGGTGAAGGACGGCAAGCTGCTGTTCCTCCCCATCGGCAAGGGAGAAAGCGCCACGGGCAAGCCCCTGCCCGCGCTGAAGCTGATCCGCCGCCAGGTCTCGCGCTGGTCCGCCACCGAAGCTGACCGAGAGGATCATGACGGCGCAGAAGCCCAGTGGCATGATCGCAAGGCGGCACGGCGCAAAACGGTCAAACATGGCAAGGCTGGCAATCCCCGCCGGATCCAGCGCAGCTTTTCGAATGAGGCCGAAGCGAAGGAAGCCGCCCGCGCCGAAGCCAGCCGGGCCGCGCGCGGCAAGTTCACCTTCACCTGCGATCTGGCGCTGGGCGATCCCGCCTATGCCCCCAACCTGAAAGTGACGCTTGTAGGCTGGGACAGCCAGATTGACGCTACGACCTGGCTGATCACGTCCGCCACGCACACGCTCGACGCGACGGGCGGCTATGTCACCGCGCTGGAGATGGAGTCTTTGGGCTAGCCAATGCTTCAAGTTCCGCTTGGGTCACTCCGGCAGACATAGCAGCAGAGACAAAACCAAGGCTGCACAACATCACGCCACTCTGTGCCCGTTCGGTAGATCGCTGCAGTTCCGCCATAGTCGAAACCCGTGCCTCGCCATCGATGACTGACTTGAGTGTCCCCGCCGCATTCCATCGCTCAACATATGTGTCCGCGCATCTTTCGAGTGTGGTCTTGAACTCATCCTCGTTTTTTTCATCAAGGCCATCGGGCACTTCAAAATCGCGAATTTTCGATGCCACCGGCAAGCATGCGGATTCCGCCACCTCTGCCGCGCGGTAAGCTCTAATCGGGTCACCGCGTTTCAACTCTGGCTCAAGTGCGCTGCTGGCGGCATCGCAATCCTTTACCGTCGCCATCAGCAGCGCGTAGCTCGTCAGCATTTCCATTTTTGTTCTGACCCTTTCGGGGTCAACAGTCGGGGCTGGTGAAGGAGATGGCGAGGGCGGCATTGAGGAAGGACTGGCATCCACCGGTACCTCAGCTGCAGGCGGAGGAGCGGGCAAGTAAGGTCCGACTATCGCCGAAAACGCCAAAACAGCAATGATAGGTCCGAGGATCAACCATATCCGTCGGTTGCGAGAGGCACGGAGCCGGGCCTCTTCGGCCCATTTGGCAAGTTGTTCGTCCGAAACCATTGAAATTCACATCCTCCGCACCACCGCCACCACCCGCCCGATGATGTGGAGCTCGCCATCGAACGCCGTCTTAGGTGGCACACTGGGATTGTCCGACAGGATTTCTACTCCGCCATTCGGCAGAGGCCGCAGACGCTTGATCATGCCCACTTCGCCATAGACGCAGGCCCAAATCTGGTCAGCCATTCGGGCCGTGTTCTGCGATCGGTCGACCAGCACAACGTCGCTGGTGTGAATTGTCGGGTACATCGATTCGCCGATGCCAGTGGCGGAAAAAAGATGCTCGGGCGCGGTGTCGGTGAAATGCCGGAGCCATTCGCGCGAGAAGCTCACCTTGCGGACCGAAACTGCCGAGTCGAGATAGCTGCCGCCCAGCCCGAACGCCACATCGATCTCGTCAAGTTGCACCGCATCGGGGGACGGTGCGAAACCGCGAAAGCCGGTTCGGCGATCAGCTACTAAATCGCTCGCGCTATCATCATCAGTATCCCCGCGAAGAAAGGCAGGGGTGGTATTCAATACGCTGGCAATGCGATCGACAAATCGTGTGGTGCGCGTCTCGCCGGTCAAAAGTCGGGCGATCGAGGGCTGCTTTAAGCCAACCAGGGCCGCCAATTGCGACTGATTGACCCGTTCGCGGCGCATAACCGACTCGAGTCTCTCGGGTACGATTTCCCACATGGGGGCTGCCTACCGGTGGAGAATTGAGGGCGCATGCAACTTTACCGTTGACTATTATACGTATCCGTATATTCGTGTCTCTCGATGGCACACAATCCTCTCTTGCCCACCCGCTTCGAAGCCTTGGAAATGGTTGTTCGAGCTTATGGTTCACAGCAGGCCACGGGGACCGCCCTCGGCGTCGCCCAACCTGTCGTCTGGCGCTGGATCCACCAATCGAAGCAACTCCCCGCCGAGCATGTCCTCAAGGCCGAGGCCGATACCGGGGTCTCGCGCCACTGGCTGCGGCCTGACATCTACCCTTTCGGCCACCCGCCAGCGCCGGAAGCTTCGCGCTTTGCCGGCGTCGATCAGCGCGCCCGGAGGGTGGCGTGAGCGCATCTTTCACAAATTGGACCATCCGCCCCACCCTGAAGGGGCGGACACCTTTCGGCCGGGGCAGGCCAGCGATCCAGTCCAGACAGCACCTCCAGCCCCGGCCGCTTTTGTCTTTCAATGATTTCCGGGGGGAGTGCTGACGATGTCCGGTGAAGGTGTGATCCATTCGGTGCCCATGCTGGCCCAGCGCCAACGACGCAGCCTGATTGCCTGCCCGGTCTGCAATGCAACCTGCCGCATCTATTCGATCAACGATGTCACCCTGACGGTGAAAGACCTCTGGATCACCTGCAACAACATCACTTGCGGCCACACTGCGCGGCATCAGATTTCGCTCGTTTATGTGATCTGCCCTTCGCAGATCCCGCACGATCACCTCGATCTGCCGCCGCCGCCGCCCGGGCTCCACCGCCACGTCTATCCCGCCGGTCCCGCCGGGGGAGCACCGGACGCCAACCAGATCGATATTCTCGACTGGCTGGCGTCCGGCACCGATGAAGACCCGCCGCCCGAAGAACTGGCCGCCTAACCACCTTCCCTGCCGCCATTTTCGCAATCACGAACCGCCAAGCGGCGGCCGACTTCCTGCACCCCGAGGACGCCCGTTTTGGACCATACTTTCGCCTCGAAAATCGTCGACACGCTCAAGGCGAAATACCGCTTCAGGAAGGCGAACGCGCGCTGGCTGCAGGAAGGCCAATGCCCCGATTGCGGCGAGTGGGAACTGTTCACTGCCGCCATCGATCCCAAGATCGTCCGGTGCGGGCGCAGCAACAATTGCGCTTTCGAGATCAGCGTGCGCGCCGCCCTGCCCGATCTGTTCGAAGACTGGTCGGGCCGCTTCAAGCAGACCGAAGAAGACCCGAACGCCGCCGCCGACGCCTACCTTCGCTATGAGCGCGGGCTTGATATTTCCGGGCTGCGCGGGGCTTTCGCCCAGGAATACATAAAGGGCGGGGATGCTCGCGATGGCGGCCTGTTCGGCTCGGCCACCGTCCGCTTTCCCCTGCCCGGCGGTTCATGGTGGGAACGCATCATCGATCGCCCCGGCCGCTTCGGCAAAAAGGCGCGCTTCAAGTTCGGCGGAACCCACGGCGGCCACTGCTGGGCCCACCCGGAAGACAGTTTTCTAGAACTCGCCCAGGCGGCGGAAATATGGATCGCCGAAGGTATTTTCGACGCGCTCGCGCTGCGCCAGAACTTTGAGCGGCTTCATAAGGCTGGCGGGATCAAACGCGCCGCCGTCTCGGCGATGAGTGTCAATGTCTGGCCGGAACATTTCCTCGAAGGCCTGAAACAGGCGCTCGCCGGATCCAAGAACCGCCCGCTGATCGTCTTCGCTTTCGATGGCGGCAAGGCCGGTGTCGACTACACCCGCAAATTTGTCGCCCGCGCCCGGGCTGATGGCTGGCTCGCCGCCGCCGCCCAACTTCGCCCCGATGGAGACGGCGACAAGCTTGATTGGAACGACCTGCACCTGCGCCAGCTTGAATGGCGTGGCGAAGACGACGAGGCTCCACTCGGCGAGAAGAAGCTCGAGGAATATCGCTGGAACGGCGACATTACCACCGCGCTCACAGCCCGCGAAAAGGCTTGGCTGATCTATCGCCGCCGCAAGCTGCAGGCCTTCGACTTCCGCTTTGACAACCGCATCTGGTGGGCGCGCTACAAAGCCGACGCCGAAGACCCGGCCGGCGGCGACATCACTCTCGAAGAGATCGCCAACTGCGCCTTCCGCATTCTTTACCGCGAACGCGACGAAGCCGCCGACGAATCGAACTTCTTCCTCGAAATGGCCTTCCCGGGCGGCATGCCCGGCGCAAAGGCGCGCTTCTCTGCGGCATGCTGCGCGGCCAGCGGCGAATTCAAGAAGCGGCTCTTCGCCTTCAACGGCATGTGGCTTGGCAGCCAGGAGCAACTTGACAGGCTGATGCGCAGCCAGACCCGCCGCCTCAAGACCGTCGAGCCGCTTCATTTCACCGGCTACAGCCCGGCCCACAAGGCCTGGGTGCTGGGCGATCTCGCCGTTCACGATGGCCGCGTCATCAAGCTGGGGCCGGAGAAATACTTCGATTTCGGCAAGAGCGCGGTCAAGTTGCGCACTGACGAGCGCATGCTCTCCATCACGCATTCGCCCGACTGGGCTCATTTTGACTGGCTGGCGGACCTGTGGGCCGCATGGGGGCCGGAAGGGCTGATCGCCCTGTCCTTCTTCACCCTGTCGCTATTTTCCGTGCAGATCCGCGAAGAGCATGCATCGCTCGGATTCCTGGAAATCCAGGGCGAGCCGGGATCCGGCAAAACCACCCTGGTCGAGTTCCTGTGGAAACTGCTGGGGCGCTCCGGTTACGAGGGCTTCGACCCCAACAAGGCGACCAGCGCGGCCATCGCCCGCAACTTCATGAAGGTCTCGGGACTGCCGGTTGGCTTAATCGAAAGCGGGCGCGACCCCGAAAAGGTCAGCCACTTCCGCCAGTTCGATTTCGCAGAGCTGCTCACCCTGTTCAATGGCCGCAGCCCCCGATCGACCGGCGTCAAGAATTCGGGGACGGAAACCTTCGAGCCGCCGTTCCTTGGCGCGATCTACCTTATGCAAAACGATTCAATCGACGCGATGCCGGCGGTGCTGGAACGCATCATGTCGATAAGGATCGACAAGGCACGGTGGACTGCCGAGACCAGCGCGGCGGCAAAGCGGATCGAGCGTTGGGATGCCGAACCTGCCTCGGGCTGGATACTGCACGCTACGCGCCGCGCAGCCGCCTGGTGGGATGCCTTTACCACCAGCTTCGCTCGCCACGACGCTGGCATGCCGAAGCGCCACTCGGACCTGCACAACGCCCGCATCGTCAAATGCCATGCCCAGCTGGCCGCCGGGCTCGACGCACTGACCACCTTGATCCCCGAACAGCGTCTGCCGAAAGCATGGCTGGAGCAGACCCACGCGACGATCGGCGCCCTCGCGATCGAGCGCCAGCTTGCCAGCGGTTCCGATCACCCGGTGGTGCTGCGCTTCTGGGACATCGTCGATCACCTTCTGGCCAACGAGACCAACGATCAGTGGGGCGAAGGCCGCTCGCTCAACCAGAGCCGCAAGCCCGAGGAACTCTACGCCATCAACCTGGTCGAATTCGAACGGCGCGCCCGCATGGCCAACTTGTCGCCCCCGGCTGACACCGACCTCAAGAAGCACCTGAAAAGCAGCCGCGCCCGCAAGTTCATCGCCGCGAAGAGCGTCAACAACCCCGCTGATCGCGGCGTCCACTGCTGGGTCTTCGATAATCCCAACAAACCCGGGCCGCTGATTTAGCGCCCCCTGATCTGAGGAGAAGCACGATGCAACAGCCCTCGATTTATGAATGCGCCCGCTGCGGCGTCACCGCGCACGGCCAGTCTGCGCCCGCAGGGTGGAGCTTCCAGCCCGGCATCGGCCTGATCTGCGATGACTGCGCCAGCGCATATTTTGCCGGCAAGCAGGAACTCGCCACCATCGCCGAGCGATCCTTTCGCCGCGCCCAGGGTGCCGCCAGCAAGGCCATTGCCGCCGGGCGGATGAACCCCGGTGAGGCCGAGGCCCGCTTGCGCCCCTGGCTCGCCATTGCCGCCGCCGCCGGCGCCGACCTGCCCCAGCTGATCGAACACTTCACTCCGCTGTTCTGGTCCGGCGAAGGCCCCGCGCCGGATAGCCGCCGCATTCCTTCCGATCAAATCTGCCCGCGCGCCGAATGGGTGCCCGTCCTGGTCGAAACCCGCGCAGCCGCGATCGACCGCCACGCGGCCGACCCCAGCAGCGAAAACGCCGAAACCGCCCGCGACTTGCTCGCACTGGGCAATGCCCTCGCCTTCACCGGCCAACCCGCAATCCCGCCCTTCATGCCAGTTGCCCGGGACGAAAGGATCGCCGCATGAACAAGAACCGCATCCGGCCAATGGAGCTCAGGCCGGAACAACCCCGACACATCACCACTCATTTCGACGAACAGGCCCTGATCGAGGCGGCGCGCCGCACTGATCGTATTGTCGGCAATGCCACCCTGATCGTCCTCGGCCCGTGGTTCCTGTGGTTCGCCTGGCAGGTATTCCACGGCCTCGCCGCGAAAGGGCTGCTGCCATGGCAATGACCCTGCGCGACCGTCACGCGGCTCAGATGGCCCGCAAGGCCGAGCTCGACGCGCTCAGGCTGCGGCGCAGTCTGACTGATGCAGAACACGCCGAGGACGAGCGGCTCACCGCTGCCGCCTACATGCGCGAATGGAGAAAGCAGCTGATCGAGCAGGAAAGCACGGCGGAAAGGCGGGCGGCATGAACGCTCCCTCATCTCGCGCCATGGCCGATATCGCCGCCCTGCGCCGCGAACAGATCGAACGCTTTGGCCACACGCCCGAAGCGGACGCCAGCCGGTCCATCTTCCACTTCGCCAAACAGCTGCAGTCCTACGCCGCCGCTGTGATGGAAGACGCTCAGTTCGGCAAACCGGCCGCGCAGATGCGTATCCACACAACCAAGCTGGGCGCGCTGGCCGTCGCCACGATCGAGCGCCTCGATCTCGAAATCGCCAAAGACGCCGAACGCGAAGCGCAGGCCAACACGCAGGAGCAAGACCCGCCATGGTAAATCTCGCCATCCTTCACACTCAGGCCAGCGACTGGATTGGCCAGACCTGGGCCCAGCGCCTGAAGGCCTGCGCCGAAACGCTTTACGTCCATGGCGCCATCGATTTCGACACATGGAACACTGCTCTCGATCGTCTCGACGAGGCCAGCGAACTGCACCGCAGCGCCGGACTGGGCAATACCCCTGCCAAAAGCAGCACCGGCCACTTCTGCCTCATGCCCAAATGCACCGCCGCCGCCCCGGTCGGCACAGCCTTCTGCCTCGATCACCGCGGCGGCAAGCAGCCCAATTACGCGAACCTCAACCTCGGCAGTGCCGCTGAGTGCGAAGGACGCAATTGATGCGCGGCCTCATCATCGACAATTTCGCCGGCGGCGGCGGTGCGTCCACCGGGATCGAGGCCGCAATCGGCCGCTCGGTCGACATCGCGATCAACCACGATCCCGAAGCCATCGCCATGCACGCCGCAAACCACCCCGGCACGCGGCACTATTGCCAGGACGTGTGGGAAGTCGATCCGGTCGATGCTTGCCGGGGCGGCGATGGTCGCGTCCAGCCAGTTTCGCTCGCGTGGTTCAGCCCGGACTGCAAGCATTTCTCCAAGGCGAAGGGCGGCAAGCCGCGCGAGAAGAAGATCCGCGATCTCGCTTGGGTGGTTCATCGCTGGGTCGAGGCGCTGATGCCCTTTGATGCCCACCCCGACGTGATCATGCTCGAAAACGTCGAGGAATTCCGCACATGGGGGCCGCTGCTCGACGATGGCAAGCCTTGCCCCGCCAGCAAGGGCCTGACGTTTGACAGCTGGGTCAGCCAGCTGCGCGGCGCGGGCTATGCCGTCCAGTGGAAGGAACTCAAGGCCTGCGATTTCGGCGCGCCGACAAGCCGCAAGCGCCTGTTCCTGATCGCGCGGCGCGATGGCCAGCCCATCGTTTGGCCGGAACCGACGCACGGCCCGCTGCGCCCCCACCGCCACCGCACGGCGGCCGACATCATCGACTGGACGCTGCCGTGCCCCAGCATCTTCGAGCGCGCCCGTCCGCTGAAAGATGCCACCTGCCGCCGCATCGCCACCGGCATCATGCGCTACGTGGTGAACGCCCAACGGCCCTTCATCGTGCCGGTGACCAACACCGGCTGGAACCCCGACCGGCTGATCCCGGTCGACCAGCCCCTGCCGACGATCACCACGGCCAAGGGCGGCGAAATGGCAGTGGTTGCGCCGTTCTTTGCCCGCACGGCCCACGGCGATCAGGATGCAACCGGTAAGAAGCGCGGGCGCGAATGGCACGGCCCCGAGGAGCCCTATCCCACCGTCACCACTTCGGGCGATTCCGTGCTGATCTCTCCTACCCTCATCCAGACCGGCTACGGCGAGCGTGAAGGCCAGTCCCCTCGCGTCCCGGGCATCGATAAGCCTCTCGGAACTGTCGTCGCCGGCGGCGGCAAGCACGCGCTGGTCACTGCCTTCATGGCCCAGCACAACGGCGGCCCGCGCAATCTGAATATCGCCGGCCGCGCCGCCGAAGCACCGCTCAGCACGATTTCCACGCGCGGCACTCAGCAGCAGCTGGTCACCAGCCACCTAGTCAAGCTGCAGAACAACCAGAGCGCCAAGCCGGTGGATGCGCCGATCGACACCATCCTGTCGGGCGGGCTCCATTTCGCCGAAGTCCGCGCCTTCCTGATCAAGTATTACGGAACCGAGCAAAGGCCAGACTTATTCGAACCGCTGAGCGTCATTACCACGAAACACCGCTTCGGCCTCATCACCGTGCCGATCGACGGCGCCGAATATGCCATCGCCGATATCGGCATGCGCATGCTCTCCGCACGCGAGCTCTACAAGGCCCAGGGATTCGATGACGACTACGTGATCGATTTCGAATTCAACGGTCGCCCCCTGACCAAAACCGCGCAGGTCCGAATGGTCGGCAACTCAGTCAGCCCGCCACCTGCCGAAGCCCTGGTCAGGGCCAACCTGCCTGAACTGTGCAGCGAACGGAGGGCGGCATGATGTCGTCAATCGAACGCCATCGCCGCTTCCACCATGAACGCGGAGCGCGTCATCTTCCGGGCCTCGGCCTTTTCATCGATCGCCGCCAGCGCGCGTTCGTCGATGCTGAGATTGACGCGCATCTGGCGCCCGGCCGGAAAGCGCGCGCGCAAGGCCATCAGCATGTTGCCATCGTCGCCAGTGCGCCTGTCAACGATCTCCGAAATCTGCAGCATCGAACGGGCGGGCGGAATTTCGATTCCGCGATCGACGTTCGAGGCAATCCAGTCGCGCAACACCGCCTCGGCGGTCTTCGCGGCCTCGATCAGATTGTCCCCCTCATGAAACGCGGCAAAGCCGGGCAAGTCCTCGACAGTGAAGCCGAAGCCGTCCGCCTCGGGGTGAACTTCAGCAATGTAAATCGTCATGGCGCGGTTCCTTCCTTGGTGGCGGGGGGCCTATTTCAGCCCCGCCGCCTTGCGCAGTTTGTGCTCAATCCCCCGGCCAAGATCGGCGCGGGGATGCGGAACGGAAATCGACAGGCAACCCGGCTTCACGAAAATGTGATGGCTTCCCGAAACCCGGTCGAGCGTCCAACCGGCCTTTTCGAGGTCTTTGATCAGGTTCCGGCTGCTGCCCATCGCTCTAACTCCGTTCCAATGCGCACCATTTTACACAACGGGATGCGCTCGTCAAGTCTTTTTGTGTATTTTATTGCGCACAGATTTAGGAGAGCGGCATGACAACTAGAGTCCAGATCGGCCCCGCCACGCTCTACTGCGGCGATGCCTACGAAATCCGCCCCACCTTGGGCTGGATGGACGCCGACGTCACCGATCCTCCTTACAAGTTCCGGGCGGAGGGCGGGGGGCACTACCGCAAAAGCCGGACAGGCATGGACGACATCATCGCGGACGGGCTCGACCAGGGCTTCGATCACTCGATCGTGAACTCCCTGCTCTGCGGTGCGGCGGTCGTCTTTTGCCACAACGACCAATTGCCGAAGCTGCTTCCTTACCTAGACGGCTCGTTCAAGCGCCAAGCTGTGTGCACCTGGCGGAAGAAGAACCCGCAGCCGGTCGCGAACAAGCACTACCGCCCGGTCTGCGAGTTCTACATTCATGCCTGGAACGACGGCTTTCACCCGCGGGGGAGCCTCGAAGACCTTGATCGACAGATCACCGCGATGTCACCGCGCGGAGGCGCGAAGTTCGGCCACGCGACAGTGAAGCCCGACGAGGTGATGGATAAGATCATGCGCAATGTCGCCGGCACGCGCATCTGCGACCCCTTCATGGGCACCGGATCGACCGGCGTCGCCGCGATCCGCGCCGGCAAGACCTTCACCGGCATCGAACACAATCCGAAGCACTTCCAGACCGCCATTGACCGCTGCCGCGCGGCCGTGGCCGAAACAGAGAGGACCGCTGCGTGACAATCCACCTCCCCACCCCGGCCCATGAGGCGTTCAAGAACGACTTCACCGACATGCTCCGCAAGCATCAGGACGCGCTCACCCCGCCCGAAATGCTGGCCGTAGCCGCCCAGTTCACCGGTATGCTTCTCGCCCTTCAGGATCAGCAGACCATGAGCGTTGAACGCGCCATGCAAATCGACATGAAGAACCTGGAAATCGGCAACACCCAGATTGTCGAAGACCTCATGCAGAGCGAGGGCCGGGCATGACTTACGCCCACTTCGGCTACGAAAGCCGCGCCAACGGCAAGCACGTCCTTCTGATGGATTTCTGGCTCACCATCACCCGAGATCCGGATGGCGGCAGGCCTGGCGTCAGAGTGTCTGCCCGCTACCCCAATCTCTCCCGCAACGAGCGCACCATCAACCTCAAGATGGAACTGCCTCTGGCCCTTTTCGAAACACCCGTGATAAAGGCCTCAATCAAGATTGACGAGCCCGAACAGGCCATTTCGATCGATGCCACCTCGATCGCCGAAGCGGTCCGGCAATGCATTGGCATGGACGTCGATATCACGGTCGGAGACGGCTGATGCACCCGGATATTTTCGAGAAGCTGCTCGATTGCTGGCGCGGCGGAAACTCCCTCCGCGAAACCCGCGCCATCATCACCCGCAATTTTGGCACCACCCTGGCGATCGAGACCATCCGCCATCACTTCGCCCAATTCTGCGAGGAATTCGCATGAACAGCACCCGACCTGAACCCACCTCCCGCGAAGGCCGCCAGGCACTTCGCGCACTGCGAGATTGCACTCGCATCCGCCTCACCTTCGATTCCGGTGCCTACCTCGAACTTTTCGAACATGGCTACGCCGACTGCGCCCCGGTCGAAGGCAACGACAACGCCCTGGACTACACCATAACGGATAACGGCCGCTGGGCCGCCCGGCAATTCGCCCAGTGCGGTGCCCTATGAGCCGCTACTACAATCCCTTGCGCCGGGGGCCAGACCATAACCGGGCCAGACACCGCATCATTACGGCCCGCAACGCCATCTGGCAGGCGGCAAGGGAGCGATTCCACCGCTACTCGGTCGGCGAGGATCGGCGCGAACTGCGCAAATGGCTGGGCGAAGACTACCCGTGGTATGCCAGGCGCGAAAAGATGCGTTCCGTCAGCATCTTCAAGCGCCGCGAAAACCCAACCCGCCGCCGCCTCGATGATCGGGATATTCCTTTCTAATGTCTATTTGGCGGGAAAAAGCGCGCAGGCTCATTACCGAACTGACGGAGCACCTCCCGTCAGATGCAACACTTGCGGAGCGACGCAGGGCTCTATGGGGCAGAGGTTGGCCTGCGCATGGAGGAACTTCTTGGGGTCGGAAAATGTGGGGCAAGGAAGTCCGCGCATACCTCGCTCGTCATGGCGCTCCGCTGAAAGAAACACACCCCGGATTCGAATGGCCGGCCGACATTACCTTCCCCTACCGGGAACCCAGAGAGCAAAAATGAATCCCGCCCAGCCTCCCATCCTCCTTACCGAAGCCGAAGCCGCGGAGGCGCTCCGCCTCTGCACTCGCAAGCTGCGCGAGGCGCGGCAGCAGGGCATATTGCGCTACCTGTTGATCGGGCGCGCGGTTCGCTACACCATGGAAGACCTCGAATCGTTCGTAGCCACTCTCCGCGAGGTGCAGCCAGCATGCCAGCCCGGCCCCCAGCCGAAAACTCGCCGTCGCGGCGGAGCGGAAATCATCCCTTTCAGCGCCCGCCGCTGATCACGGCTACGCGCGTGGCGCAATGAGCACCTATCGCCACAAAGGCTCCCCCTTCTACCACTACGATTTCCAGTTCCGGGGGCAGCGGTTCCACGGTTCGACCGGCTGCGACACAAAGCGCGCCGCCGACGAATACGAGCGTCGCGAGCGCCAGAAGGCCGCCCTGCCGGAACAGCGCCGCCCGCCGATCACGCTAGACGAAGCCTGCGGCCTTTATCAGGACCAGGTCGAGACCAAACCCAGCTGGCCCACCATCCGCTACATCATCAGCGCGCTGATCGCCGGGATCGGCAAGAACCGCCTGCTTTCCTCGATCACCCAGCGCGACCTTCAGGTCCACTTTGCCAGGCGGCGCGCCAAGCCGGACGGCAGCCGATCGAACGCCTCGATCAACCGCGAGGTAGAGAACGCCCGCGCGATCTGGCGGCTTGCCGATCGCACCCGCTACGATGTCGGCGAAATGCCCGACTGGAAGGCGCTACGGCTCAAGGTTCCGCGCACTGCCCCTCGCGAGCTCGAGGCCGCCAGCGAGGAGGCCCGCCTGTTCCGGCATCTGCGCGAGGATGTCCGCGATGCCGTCGATTTCCTGCTCAAGTCCGGTTGGCGGCGCGCCGAAGTGCTGGCCTGCGCTGGGCCGATGTCAATTTCCCGGCCAAGACCGCCACTACGAAAATCAAGGGCGGCGACACCGTCGTCCGCCCCCTCACCACTGCCTTGGTCGAGCTCCTCGCCCGTCAGCCCCAGGCTGGGCCTTTCGTCTTCACTTATATCTGCCAGCAGAGCCGCGCCAAGCGCCGCAAGGGCGAGAGATATCCGCTGACCCCCACGGCACTGCGCAAGCCCTTCGCACAGGCCCTGAGCGCCGCCAAAATCGATAATTTCCGGATCCACGACCTGCGCCACACGCGCGGCACCCGGATAGTCCGCGCCACCGGCTCCCTCGCCGCCGCCAAGAAGGCCCTCGAGCACCGCTCATTGAGCACCACCCTGCGCTACGCCCACGTCCTCGACGAAGACGTCCGTAACGCCCTGGAAGCGAGCGACGCTGCACCAAAGTCCCGAAATAGTCCCGAAGTCCCGAAGACAAAAGGCAAGAAAGCCTAATACTTTCAATACCCTGCAAGCATCGCCACATCAGGGTGTAAACGAGATGCTCTACCAACTGAGCTAACCGCCCGGCACTGTGGCCGAAGACCGCGCGCTTAGCGCAAGCTTTGCTTTTGCGGAAGAGGGTTCATACGAGCCGCGATGCGCCGCT